AGACGAGGACCGCGAAAAAGCACCGCTGCGCCTCGCGCCGCGTCAGATGTTCTACTAAGGGGGTAACGTGCCTAACCGGTTCGCCTCTGGCAAATACGCGATTTCGCAGTGTGACCGCTGCGGCTTTCGCTACAAGCTGAAGGAACTGAGGTCGCTCGTCATCAAGACGAAGAACGTCAACATCCTAGTGTGCCGCTCCTGTTGGGAGCCGGATCAGCCGCAGCTTCAACTTGGCATGTACCCGGTGGATGACCCACAGGCGCTGCGCAACCCGCGCCCCGATACGACCTACCGGCAAGCCGGTTTGACGGGGTTACGCACTCAGCCAGTTACACAACCGACCGAGGATACTGACGCGTTCGGTACCCCTTCGCAAGGTAGCCGAATCATTCACTGGGGGTGGAACCCTGTGGGTTTTCAAAATCCCTTGGGTTTGTGGGGTCTTCCTGATACATTGGCAGGCAGTGGTCAGGTCGGTACCGTGACTATTCAGACGACGGAGAATTGATATGGCTAAGGGTGGTAAGACTAACGACCAGATGCTGAAGCTCGGACGTAACCTTGCTAAGGTTGCGAACCAGAAGAGCGGCAAGAAGCCGATCAAGGATATGGGAAAGGTCGATAAAAATGGATAACGTCAATCAGCCCAAGCCAGCGCATAACCCGCTGGGCAACAGCGGCTACCCGAACAACGTACCTAACACCCAGACCGTGAAGACGCGCGGGACCGGTGCGGCTACCAAAGGTACGCATAGCAGCAAGAAGCTTGGCTAATGAACTACGCTCAGCTTGTCGAAACCATTAAGGGTTACACCGAAAACGACTTCCCAGACACGGTGGGGTCGGGTGGACTCACTTCGACTGAGCAAATTAATACGTTCATTGTCAACGCCGAAGAGCGTATCTTCAACACGGTCCAGCTTCTGGACCTACGCAAGAACGTGACGGGCAACTGCACGGCGAGCAACAAGTATCTCTCGGTCCCCTCGGACTGGCTGTCCAACTTCTCTCTGGCGGTGATTGACCCGGTCACGGGTGATTACGAGTATCTGCTGAACAAGGACGTTAGCTATATCCGGGCTGCCTATCCGTCGCCTACCGATACCGATAAGCCGCTCTATTACGCGTTCTTTGATGTGGATTCCTACATCCTCGGACCCACGCCAGACCTGAACTACCAGTTTGAGCTGCATTATTTCTACTACCCGCAGTCCATCACAGAGGCGGGTACGTCGTGGCTTGGCGACAACTTCGAGTCCGTGCTCCTTTACGGCGCGCTGCTAGAAGCGTATACGTTCATGAAGGGTGAAGCTGATGTAATCGCCGGATACCAGAAGCGGTACGACGAAGCATTGGCTATGCTCAAGCAGCTTGGCGAAGGGAAGAATCGCCAAGACATGTACCGCACACCTCAAGTGCGGTACCCGGTGAGGTGATATGATTGACTCCGTAGGAACACTGCTAGGCGGCGATGTGATGGTGATGACCACGCAGGGTCGCGGCTTTACGCCCGAAGAGATTGCTGAACGTGCTCTCGACAAGATCATCTATGTTGGGGGCAACTCCCATCCGGCTATCAGGGACCAAGCGGAGGCGTTCAAGGACTCCATCCGCCAAGTGCTCGTCTATTACATGCACGAGGCTGTCCGGTCCCATAACGTGACTCTGGTGAACAAATTTCACAAGGCCGGGCACTCAGAGTTCATCCCCATCTTAGACAGTTAAGGAGACCTACATTGGCTATTACGCAGGCAATGTGCACCAGCTTCAAGGCTCAGCTTATGCTGGCTGTGCACGACTTCCGCCCCACGGGCGACACTGGCGCGGACACGTTCAAGCTGGCGCTGTACTCGTCTACCGCTTCGCTTGATGCGAACACCACGACTTACACCTCGTCAGACGAAGTTTCGTCGTCGGGCACCAACTACACCGCTGGCGGCGGCTCGCTGACCAACCTCGGTGTGACGGCGGTCAACACGAACTCGGAAACGGGTACGGGCTTCGTTGACTTCGGTGACCTTACCTTCGCTAACGCGACCATCACGGCTCGCGGCGCGCTGATCTATAACACCACGCCTTCGGCTAACTCGAACGCCAACACGGCGCTTACGAACGCCTCGGTTGCGGTGCTGGATTTTGGTTCGGACAAGACGGCGACGAACGGTGACTTCACCATCATCTTCCCGACCGCCACTAACACCACGGCCATCATCCGGATCGCTTAATGATCGAAGAACTTATCAGCCGAGTGTTTTATGCTCGCAACGTGGCGCATGTCGAACATTGGACAGCCAATGGGGTCGGTGCGTACGCGCGGCATAAGGCACTCGGCAAGTTCTACGATGAGGTGATCGACGCCCTCGACAAGCTCGTCGAGGCGTATCAGGGTGCGTTTGAACTGGTGGGGGGCATCAAAGCCCCCAAGACCAAGGCGGATGACATCCTGCTTATTTTGATCGAAGACGCTGCGTGGATCGAGAAAAACCATGAGGCTATCTGTAAGGGCAACCGAGCGGTAGCCAACCTCATTGATGGGGTGACGGGAGTTTATCTCACTACGATCTACAAGCTTCGCAACCTGATGTGAGGTAGTAGATGGCTCTCGTTCTCGCAGATCGCGTAAAAGATACGACCACTACGACCGGCACTGGGTCAGTCACGCTTAGTGGCTCGCCTCCCGCTGGCTTTCAGTCGTTCGGCGCGGCTATCGGTAACGGCAATACCACCTACTACACCATCTCAGGTGGCAGTCAGTTTGAAGTCGGTATCGGCACATATAACAGCGCCGGTCCTACGCTCAACCGCGATACGGTGCTCTCTTCGAGCAACAGCGGCAGCCTCGTCAACTTCTCGGCGGGCACTAAAGACGTCTTCGTCACCTACCCGGCTGAAAAGTCAGTCAATGAGGACGCGACTGGTAACGTCAACATCGACATCACCGGCAACGCAACGACGGCTACGCGGGCTACTAACCTAGCTGCTGGCGCTGCGGGCTCTGTCCCTTACCAGACGGCGGCTAACACCACGGCGTTCCTTGCATCGGCTTCTGGTGTCCTTGTTGGCGGTAACCCACCGACGTTCTCCACGACCCCGACGCTTACGGGTACGAACTTCTCTGCAATCCCTAACGCTGCGCTGAGCAACAGTTCGGTTACCATCGGCACCACAACCGTGGCCCTCGGTGCTACCTCGCTCACGCTTGCTGGTCTGACCTCGGTTACGCTGACCCAAGACCCGACGCTGGCGCTTCAAGCGGCAACCAAGCAGTACGTCGATACAGTAGCCTCAACCGGTATTCACTTCCACCAGCCGGTACGGGTCGAGTCACCGATCAACCTGAACGCGACATATAACAACGGGACTGCCGGGGTTGGTGCTACTCTGACCAATGCCGGTACGCAGGCCGCACTGGTTATCGACGGCGTGACGCTTAATGTTGCTGACCGCGTCCTGATCTATCAACAGACCACGCAGACACAGAACGGCATCTACGTTGTGACCGATGTGGGTTCGGTCTCGACCAACTGGGTACTGACGCGCTCCAGTGACGCGGACACTTTTGTCAGCGCTAGCCCAGACGGTCTGAGCGAAGGCTCGACCGTGTTTGTTCAGCAAGGTACGACCGGCGCAGGCGGTACCTACACATGTAATACTCCGGGTACGATTACGTTCGGCACGACAAACATCACCTTTGCGCAGGTTTCCTCGGCGCAGATTTATAGCGCGGGCACAGGCCTGACGCTCACTGGCACGCAGTTCAGCCTCACCTCACCTGTAGCTACGACGCTAGGCGGTACAGGTCTGACGACGTTTACAGCGGCTAACCGCGCGCTCTTCTCGTCTGGTACCACGACACTGACGACTGGTACGCTCCCCGTTGCTGCTGGTGGTACGGGGCAGACGTCCTACACGGACGGCCAGTTACTGGTTGGGCGCACCTCAGATGGTGAGTTGGTCAAGGCCACCCTGACTGCCGGTACGAGCATCAGCGTCTCCAACGGCGCAGGGTCCATCACGGTTACCAACACCGCACCAGATCAGGTCGTCAGCCTCACTGGCGGCGGCACTACCGTTATCACGGGTAGCTACCCTAACTTCAACATTACCTCCAACGACCAGTTTGTTGGCACGGTCACTAGCGTCGGTGGCACTGGCACGGTTAGTGGGATCACCCTTACAGGCACGGTCACTTCTACGGGCTCGCTTACCCTTGGCGGTACACTGAGCGTTGATCTTGCTTCTGCGACGGTTACGGGCACTCTTCCGGTCGCCAACGGCGGCACGGGCGCTACAACGTTTAGCACTGGCGCTGTGTTGGTTGGTAACGGCACCTCTGCGGTGTCATCTGTATCTCCCGGTACGGCCAGTAATGTGCTAACGTCGAACGGATCGGCGTGGGTGTCGCAAGCGCCACCTGCTGCTGGTGTAACTCAAGCACGAGCCACCGGTATTAACTTCATCTACGGGCTATAAGGACTGGACTATGGCGGCTCCGAATATCCTCAGTCTTACGACTGCTACAGGCAAAACGACGTACTTTACGCCGTCAGGCACTACGGCTGTGGTCCTCCTCCAGAACGCTGCGTCAAGTGGTAAGGTCCTCAAGGTCAATTCGCTTGTCGCGGCTAACGTGGACGGCACGAACGCGGCAGACTGCACGGTGTCTTATTACACCAACGGCGGTGTTGCTCAGGGGTCAGCCCCCTCTGGCGGCACGGCCTTCCCGATTGCTTCGACCATCTCAGTCCCGGCTGACGCCTCGCTTATCATCATCGACAAGACCACGCAGATTTACCTTGAGGAAAACACCTCCCTCGCGGTAACCGTAGGCACGGCCAGCGACATTACATTTGTAGTTAGCTACGAAGAACTTAGCTAAGGACATCTCCATGTCGCAACGGTATCAGGGCGGCATCCTCGGCGTAGGGTTCAACCCGCTTCAGGCTCCGAACGCGCCGACGATTGGCACGGCTACGGGCGGTAATGCCTCCGCGACCGTGGCGTTTACTGCGCCTGCCAACGTGGGCGGCAGTGCAATTACGGGCTATGTGGTGCAGAGCACTCCCGGCGGCATTAGTGCAGTGGGGTCCTCATCGCCGATTACCGTCTCCGGCCTGACTAACGGCACCGCCTACACGTTCCGTGTTACCGCTTTGAACAGTTACGGCCCGTCGCCCGCAAGTGGGGCGAGTAATAGCGTTACGCCTGCCGCCAACGGGCAAACAGAATACATAGCGGCGGGCTCTTATTCCTACATTGTCCCTCCGGGAGTTTCTTCTATTTCAGTTGTCACTGTTGGTGGCGGCGGTGGCGGTGGGGGTACTAACTCAACCCAATCTCGTGGCGGAGGCGGTGGGGGCGCTCTTGCGTATGCTAACAATATCTCAGTCACGCCGGGAGAGACGCTCACGGTAACTGTTGGCGGGGGCGGTCCGGGCGGCGCTAATGCGGCTAATGGTACCGCTGGCGGCGAAAGTGCACTACAAAGAAGCGCGACATATCTTGCGCGGGCCGGCGGGGGTAGCGGCGGCATTGCAACCACTGGCACCCCTACTCCGGGGGGCGCAGTGCTTGTTGGTACTGGAGGCGCAGGCGGTGCGGGGGCGACGGCAGCGGCTAGTAACGGTACTGGCGGCGGTGGCGCTGGCGGGTACGCTGGCGCTGGGGGCGCGGGTGACTCCGCTGGTAATGACGGCTCGGCTGCTGCGGCCTCTTCAGGTGGCGGCGGCGGTGGTGCCTCTGGTAATGTTAGTTCACTCGGCGGCGGCGGCGGCGGCGGTGTCGGCATACTTGGTCTTGGCGCAACAGGCACTGGCGGTATAGCTTCTGGCGGCGGCGGTGTCGGCGGCTCTGGCGGCGCTAACGGTACTACAGCAACCACAGACGCGGGTGCTGCGGGCGGCGCTTATGGTGGTGGCGGTGGCGGTGCTAACGACGATGGCGCTGCGGGCGCTGCTGGTGGTGGCGGCGCTGTCCGCATCATCTGGCCGGGTACAACACGCTCCTTCCCCTCGACTAATACGGGTAACCTCTGATGCCAAATTACAGCGGGGTCTGGTCACTCTCTCAGCAGTTTCAGGGTCGCGGTCAGGGGCTGTGGCCGCAACGTCCCAATGCGCCGACGATTGGCACAGCGACGGCTGGCTCCACTAACTGCGCTTCGGTCACGTTCACGGCTCCGGCTTGCACTGGCACACCTGCCGAGATTACGGGCTACGCAGCCACATCTACACCGGGCTGCATTACTGGTACTGGCTCGTCATCTCCGGTAACCGTAACCGGCCTTACGGAGGGCACTTCGTATACGTTTAAGGTAAAGGCGCAAAATGCCGTTGGTTTTGGTGCGTGCAGTGCGGCGTCAAATAGCATCACCGCCCAAGTGGTGCCAACGTGCGCTACATATACTACACCCGGAACTTATAGTTGGATTGCTCCTGCTGGTATAACAAGTGTTGCCGCTTTGGCAGTTGGCGGCGGCGGTGGCGGTGGTTGTGGCCCAAACGATAGTGGCTGTTATTGTGTCTGCGGTACCCCCACGTATTTAACCGTTACTAGGTCCGGCGGCGGCGGCGGCGGGGGTGCTTTAGCGTACCGAAATGCTGTTTCTGTTACGCCGGGAAGTTCTTACACTGTCGTAGTCGGCGGGCAGGCAAGCTCTTCGTCGGTATTTTCTATGGTTGCCGGAGGGGGCAGTAACGGCTCATCCTCGAGTACCGGCGGCAATCCCGGTACCAGATCGGGAACATTTACTGGTGGCGGTAGTGGTGGTGATGGCGGTAACGGCGGTGTGTTTTGCGCACTAGGCGTCGTCACACCACAGTGGTATGGCGGTGGCGGTGCCGGTGGCGCTGGCGGGTATTCTGGTGCCGGTAGCGCCGGCAGGAATTTTAATACTAGTAGTGGTGCAGCGGGTATCGGGGGAAGTGGCGCTGGCGGTTCTGGCGGCGGTGCAACTCTCTCTTGCGATTTGGCTGGCGGCGGCGGCGGCGGCGTTGGCATTTACGGTGAAGGATCAAACGGGACAGCAGGTACTTGCCGTGGGCAGGGCGGTGGCGGTGGCTCCGGCGGGGGTGCTGGCAGTGGATTTAGCGTATCTACTGGTAATGCCGGCGGTCTTTATGGCGGCGGTGGCGGTGGTGGCCGCAACGGCGGCTCCGGCGGCACGGGGCGTTCCGGCGCTGTTCGCATTGTCTGGGCTGGCGGCGCACGTGGCACACCATCATTCCCGTCAACTAATGTAGGACCATAAACCATGGAACACGACCTCGAACTCTACATCCAAATCCGTGACGGGCAGCCGCATGAGCATCCAATCTTCGCGGACAACTTCAAGATGGCTTTCCCACATGTGGACACGCAGAACCTGCCAGACACGTTTGCCAAGTTCATCCGTGTTGAGGCTCCTACACCCGGCACCTACGAGGTGTACGAGGGCGTGACCTATCAGTGGGTGGATGGCGTCGTGAAGGACGTGCACAGCGTTCGCCCGATGACGGATGAGGAACGTGCGGCTAAGGACGCCGAGATAGCGGCCCTTCCTCCCTTCCCACCTGCGGGTGAAGCTGATACTCAGGTGGCCCCATAAATTGTCATTGAGGAGCAACAATGGCACCGGAGCAAGACGAGCCGCAACCGGCTCCCCTAGACCAGCTTCACTACTTTGCGACGCCGGTCTACATCACCCAGCAGCCGCAGTTCCTTGATGTAGTCAAGGCAATCGCCGCCGACAGCATCACGCAGGTGCACGGCGACAAGAAGCTAGACAAGATACACCCGGTTCGCATGTCAGGAAACATGCTTGAGGACGAGCGCATTGCGCCCTTTGCCGAGTTTATCGCCAACACCGCGTGGAACGTCCTCGCCAGTCAAGGCTTTGCGATGGAGGGCTTCAGCACCAGCTTCACGGAGTTGTGGTGCCAAGAACATTTCCAGACATCGTCGATGGACTACCACGCCCATGCGGGTGGCAACTTCATTGTTGGCTTCTACTTCCTCGACGTGCCTGAAGGCGCGCCTCCTGTCGTGATCCACGACCCGCGTCCGGGCCGCGTCATGCTCAGCCTGCCAGAAGCCAATCCGTCGCAGGCGACACTTGCCAGCACGATGATTAA